GAAAAACGAAATCTTTAACCGTGACGACGAACCGAGCCAGCGGCGCGGCCGGCACCACCGGAGGCCCGGTCGGATCGCCGGGCTGCAGATCCTCGAAAGCAGGATCGCCGATCATGATGGTTTGCACCGGGTCCACCCCGTTGGTGGCGATCACCCGGCTGCCGAACGATGTCATATCCCAAAAGCCGCCACTGAGCGGCGGCAGGGTCGCGTAAGGTGCACTCGAACCGCTGACATCGCCCAGCGTCGGCGGCGCTGTCGGCGGCATGACGTAGAGCTTGGTGCGGTCACCGGCATAGACCCACACGCTGCCATCCGCATCCTTGACGCTATATGAGCCCTGGCACGCCTCGGTCAGACTGTTGGAACTGGCAGTGACGGCCGACAGGACCGGGCCATAGCTGCGCGGCGTCAGCGGGATGCAGTTCTTGATGACCGGGCTGCCGGGCGAGCCGAAATCGGCCTGATCGGGCAGCCATTCGGGCCAGGGCGCGATGGTCATCCGATCACCGTCACCGCGTATTGCCGGGCCGCGGCTGGCGCGCTCGGGCTGGACAGCAACGCCTCGCGCACCACGCCGGCCAAGCGGATGTGAGCCGACGTGCTGGCTCCCGACACCAGGGCTTCGCGCACCAGCCCACCCGCGCGCAGCTCTCCCGCATCGGCAACCAAGGCCTCGCGTACCAACCCGCCGGTACGGATGTCGGTCACGAGTCGACCTTGATGCCGCTGGTGGCGGCGTTGAGATTTGCCCCGGTCCAGGCCGAGCTGGTGGCGGGGTCGGTTTCAAAAATTGAGGTCAGCCACCCGTAGGTCGTAGCCGGTGTTTGCCCGGTGATGTTGCCGCCGCCATCGGAAGCGCCTGATTTGGTGCGCAGGCTCACCGTCTTGGCGCCGCTGTCCGAGCGCTGCACATACCCTTTCACCGCTACCGCGTAGATGCTGGCGGGCGTCACGCTCAGGGCGCCGAAGCCGTACAGATCCTCGTGGTTGACCGTCGCATCGAAGACGTAAGAGTAAAGACCATCCGGCGGCTGGTTGTTTACCTCGTCCCAATTTACCGCGACGCCGGTCATGTTGCCCCAGAACAGCCACGACGATAGCCCGCTGGTCATTGCCGGCGCCGTGCCCGGTGCGCCCGAGGCATAGGTGTTTGCTGCGCGATAGCCGACGGTGCCGGTGTCCGAGAGTTGCAATAGAACGCTCGTATCGTTGATAAACCCGATCCAATACTGCGTACCGGCCGTCAGGCTTTGCGGTGTCGTCAGCGGCAATGTGGCTGCCGTGCCGTTGGTAACGCCGGTCACCTGCGTGCCGCTGGACAACAGCGTCCCCGGCGCCGTGCCGCCGCTGTCCGCATAGGCGACGCCGCGGTAGTTCGCGCCCGCGCTCGTCGCCCCCGGCATGATGGTGATGCTGTTCAACGTGCCCGCCGCGCTCGGCGTAAAGCGCCGCAATACCAGCGACCCGGCGGCCGGCGCGTTCGTGGTGCCTGCCCGGTTGGCCGTCGAGCCGAGAATGCCGGCGCCGAAGGCGAACTGTACGGCCGAGTCCGAAGCCGGGAAGGTCGTCTCGACCCGCGGGCTGGTCAGCAGAACCGCGTTGTTGGTGCTGCCGGTCGTGTCGAACAGGTAGAGGTCATCGTAGGTAACGACATGCCCGGCCGGCGACTGCCCGGCGAACGAGATCTGGTTTGCCGTGTTGTTGGCCGTGCTTGTCGTGTCTCCCGTGCCGCTAAATATCGAGGTGCCGTCGAGCCACACCTGATAAGCGGCGCTGTTGCCGAACGTGATATCCCACTCGATGTAATGCGTGCTGCCGGCGGTGATCGTCGCGCTCGAGGTGGCAATCGCGGTGCCCGAGGGCGCGCCGGCCCGCAGGCTGATCGTCCCGGCCGGGTTGACTGTAATGCTGCATTGCGTCGTGCCGGCATCGCCAAAGCCAAACCCGGCATTGTTGAGCGTCAAGTTCGAGCTTATCCGGCACCCCCCGATCAGGCGCGAATAGCTAGCCGCCAGGGTCTTTACAAGCAGCGGCGAGTTGCTGTTGAAGGCGATCTGCACCGCCTGCCCGGTCGCGCTGAGCGGCGCCACGATCGAGCACTGCGAGGAGCCGGCGCTCGTCCACTCGCCGGCCGTCAGTAGCGCCTGCACGCCGGCATTATTGGCATTGACGCCGCCGAACTTATCGAAACCCTCGACGAAAATCAGCGCCACGGCGTCACGTCTCCTGCCCCACCAGCGACAAATGGAAGTCGGCAAAGGTGCTATCGGCGGTCGCCGGCCCGCGCACGCGCAGCACGTCGCCCTGAGCGAAGTTGATCGCCGCCTGGGTGGACATCGTGCCGGTGGTGCCGGCGGCGGCTATCGTGATAGTCGCGACCGTGGAGAACGTGGTTGGCGCCGCTGCCGTCGCCTGCTGTAGCACGATCGCCGTCGAGCCTGTCGCCGCCACGCCGCCGCCCGCCACCGTCGTGTGCCCCAGATAGGCGCCGAGGTTCGCGGGGATAGTGATCGCCTTGGTGCAGACGTGCAGCAGCAATATCTGGCTCGCGGTCATCAATCCTGGCACGAAAGCCGCCACGACATATTTTGGCCGCTGCGCCGTCCAGGCGCCCGAGACATAGACAAGCTGGTCGTGCGTCGTGCCGCTGGGCAGGCTGGTGCCGTTGGCTGCCGCCGTGATGCGGCCTTTCGCATCCACGGTGATATTGGCCGCGGTATAGCTGCCAGCCGAGACGGCGGTGTTCGCCAATGTCGCGGCCTGGCTGCCGCTGCCCGGCCCGGCGGTGACATCGCCGGTAAGTTGACTAATCCCGCTGGCGCCGGCCGGGCCTTCCGGGCCCTGCGGTCCCGTTGCACCTGTAGGTCCCGCGGGTCCAGGCGGCCCGGCAGCCCCCGGCGGCCCGGCCGGACCTTCCGGCCCCTGCGGTCCCGTCGCACCCAGCTCGCTGGAGGTGACGCTGACCCACTTGACCCCGTCCCATCGCCAGGAAACGTCGCCCGAGGTGAATATCTGGCCGATCGTCAGCGGCGGGTCCGGGAAGTTGGTAATCACTTCCAGAGCACCCAGCCGGCCGTGCTGTTGATGTAGCGAAACTGTATCGCAGCGCCGGGGCCATAAGCCGATGTTGGCGTAGTGGCGATTGCACCGCCGCTGGCGTTCTGAACCGTCAGCGCCGTCACCGGGTTGGTAAAGCCGATCTCAACCAGATCATCGGAGGTCGGCCCAGACGGCAGCCGGATCGTCAACGTCGCCAAGGTAGTGCCGTTGTTGACCAGATACGGCCCGATATGATCGAGCGTAACCGTGTCCCCGGAGGTCGGCGTCAATACCGTCACCGGACCCGGGGTCGGGCCCGGTTGGTTGGTCGCCGGCACCCACTGGCTTGAGCTGCCGTCGTCAAACCAGACAAAAAGCTGCGCCGAGGCGCTGTCAAACCAGAGGTCGCCGATATTCGGGCTCGATGGCGGGTCGATGCCCACCGTAACCGTCGCATCCGAACCGCCCGGCAAAGGTGCGGGAGCCGGTGCCGCCGCCGCACTCCCGCCGCCGCCTCCGCCGCCAACCGGCTGCACAATCGTAATACCGTCCACCCGGACCTGCAGCCCGCCCGGCCAGCGGGCCTTGCGGTCGGCCTGTTCGATCGAGGCAAAAATTGCCTCGCGGCGCTGCAGCCAGAGCGGCGCGCGTTCGTCGTGACCGATAAACAGCTCGGCCTCGGCGAGGCTCCCAAACAGGTAAGCGTCGGGGTGCACCTGCAGCAGTATATTGGTCGGGTTTTGCGCCGACAGAGCCGGCCAGGCAGCGTAATAGTTCACCGTCAGCTCATACGCGGCGTCCGGCTGAGGATCGAGGCGGGCAATACGCAGGCCCGGCTCTCCGGTACCGACACCGAGAATGGTGTAATAGCGCGGCGTGCCGGTCGTCTGCGGCCGGGGACCCGGCGGCAAATACTGCAGCGGCAGGCCGCCGATCGAAAGCTGACGTACCTCGGTGCAGCCAGTTGGCAGGATCACGCCAACATTGCCGGGTTCCGTCAACAGATCGACCTGATATTCGTCGCCGCCGATCCGCAACCGCCGGCGCGCCTCGGCCTCGAACAGCCGGATCATGTCGGGCACCGCCGGCTGCACCAGCGGGTCAGCCGGGCGCGCCAGCCACTGCAAGATACTGGCCTGTAATGCCGAATAACTGTTGAGAGCCATCGATTTACAGCCGCCGCGTGCTCGTGCGCAGATAGCGCCAGTCGGGGTCGTTCAAGAGGCGGCGCACAGAGGGCCAGTGCTCGCGCTTGTACACGTCGACGCCGTATTGCTGCAGCCAGAGCAAGGCCACGTCGACCGGGATGCGGGCCTCCAGGCGCATGGTTTTGTCCTGGGTGACCCAACCGTCACTGTACAAATGCTGCGACTTGTTGATGTCGATCACCGGCTGCACGTCGCAACTGCGTTTGACGATCGCCATGTCGTCGCCTTCATCGTAGTCGAAGGTCTCGACCGCGCCAGAATAAGGCTCGATATCGAGGATAATAGGTTTCATGCGTTATCTCTAAATAAAACGGGCGGCCCAAAAGACCGCCCGTCCGAAGGAGTAGAGTTGTCTAGTAACACAGCACTGTCAGGTGCAGATTATGGGGACGTGAGGTCGTAGATGGCCCCGCTCGACTTCTCGTTCTTAGCAGTCAAGGTGTACTCGGCGAGGATCATCCGCTTTTCGGCATCGCCGGTCTTGGCGAGCGGCACTTGCGTGAACGGCCGCAAGTAATCCACCGACCAGTATGACCAGTTCAGGATCAGCGCGTCCCTGGTGCGCATAAAGCGGTTGGCGATGACATTCACCGTGTGGAAGTCGCCGACATACACGTCAACCGTGTTGACCAGCTTCTTCTCCATCACGTCGACTTGCTTTGTCGCGTTTCCGGTGAAAGCCGAGAATGCCTGCTTGTTGCCGGGGCCGAGCATGATGACGTCGACGTCTTCAGAGGAGTTGGTGAAGATCGACTTCAGCACCGTTTGGAACATCGCCTCAGTTATCGCGCGAGGCGTCCCGTCGACCCGGGCGTCGGTGCCGTCCCCCGTTGGATTAGTGCCGACGTGACTGACGTTGGTGATGATCCACGACAGCACCGAGGCGAGCTTGGGCGCGGTGGCCGCGGCACCCGTCACTTTCGCCTGGTTGGAAAGCAGGATGCTCTCCATGTCGATCTTCAATTCTCGGCCGCGTTTCTGCATCTGATAGGCCAGCTCGGTGCGTCGACCCGCCTTGCTGACCGCGTCGAGCGTGCCAGAGATGATCACCTCTTTACGGCTGATCTGGGTGCGGTTGCCCAGGCGACTAGTGACCGATGCGGCCGAAAACGTGGCGACATCGTCCCCCTGAAATTGGGCGTTTGCGAGGTTAGCCGCCGCTAGGGCGTCGACTTGCCACTCGTGCAAGACCGCATCGGCAGTGCCGCGCCCGGCATTGGTCATAAACGG